TTCCTGGACGCCGGTGTTAGGAGTTCCCACCTTGCCTGGGCGTGATCCAAACTGCTTGAATGCAAACTTGGACATCTTTGCAAATCCAGCCTTGTTGGAATTAAGGGTATCGGCCATCTTCTTCTGATTATGTACATTCAATGCACCATGCACACCAAGCAGGGCATTGGCTGTCGTCATGTCAACCTTCAGGCGCGAGCCATCGGCCAGAGTAACTGTCTCGGCCGTCTGGCGCGAAACAATCTTCTTCAGGGAGTCCATTGCGTTTTCTTCAAGGGCGTCAATTTCATAACTATAGGAATCCTCGACTACTTTTCGTTTCAAAAATTGTTGCACCTTACGGTGCTGATCCTTGGCCTGTATGGTTGCTTTTGGATTCCCATGGCCTCCAGAAACATTTCCAAGGCCTCGGGCCCGACGGTATTTCTGATGACTTTCGCGATCAGGGTTCTTCTTGTCGGCGGCATCTTCTTCACCGCTATCTGGACGTGATTGCCAATCTGCTCCGCCATGTTTTCGCGTACCCGGTCCAAATTTCGTCTTGTTCGCAGTTTTATCGTCATAACCAAGGTTTTTTGCAGACCTAGTTGCCTCATCAAAAGTCTCTTCGGTGCTGAGTGAACGCTCGTCAAGAACCTCCCCATCTTCAGGAACATATTCGGACTGCAAATTTTTGGTTGCAGCCTGCTGTGTCATTTGTGCCATTGTGCCAGAGGAAGAAATAAGACCTCCTGCATGAGTATATTGCCCTAGCTTGTCTCGGACATAAACTGGTCGAATGGCATCTACTTCTGGATGGGCATCTTCGATGTCGTCGTCGAGTTCATCGTATTCTTCTTCATCTGAAGGAATAGGCGACATTTTCTCAGGGCCCAGCTTGAAATTCTGGTCCTCTTCTCTATCGGCCCCGACTTCTGTAAGGGATTGCCTAATCTGTCGATATGTTTTCATCGGATTTAAATTCCTTTGCTAAGTCACTTCTTTTTTGATGATTTCTTCTTCTTGTCTTTAGGCTCGGGCTTTTTGTAACTAGGCATCGACCCAGAATGTGGGTGATTAACGGTGTCATGGCCTTTCGTAGCAACAACTTGGGCCCCTTCCGGGTCGCCGGGCTTCCATTCCATAACTTCTTCCTCTTCTGGCATATTAAAATATTCACTAGCCGTAGAAATCTTCTTGAGTTCTAATGCATCGGCCACCTTTGCATCAAGGGCCGAGTAAATGCTATTCTTTAGTTCAGATGGATTATCTTGAAGTGCATGATTTATTGCATCTCTGACACTCATATTATTATCTCCTAAGTTAAAGTCTGTCTTTATTTATAAAACTCCTGAACCATTATTATTTCCTGTGCCATTTTTCTTGGGAGGAGGAGCGGCCTCCGGAGGCGGCGCCATGCCTTCAGGCTCTGGCGGAGGCCCAAGAGGAACCCTGGCCACATCATCAGGATCAGGCTCTGCATTGATTTCTTTGTCAATCTCTTCAATTTCTTCGTCGCTTTGTTTGAGAATGTTCTTTCGTAACCATTCGGCCGAATAGTACACGCCCTTGAACTCTTCCATGTCACGGACCAATTCGACTCGTTGCCTCATGATCTCTGCCTCTTGAAGCTCCATGAAGTGGGTGTCTCTTGCATAGTCAAACTTGATGTTTGGGCGCATTTCATCCCAATCTTCCTTGACAATGATCCCCTTCAATCGCAATTGTGTTTCTAGGAGATTCAAGAAGAGGTGGTTGAAACGATGGCGCAATTTTGCAATAAACTTACCAAACTTCACTTCATCGCGGGTGATCTCTGCGGTCCTTCCAATATTGAAGCCAGCCTCTGACTCAAGCCTAGAATCAGGAACTTGCAAAGCCTTGTACAATTTCTTTCGGAAGTATTGAATGTCTTCAATCTCGCCCAGGTTCTGCCCACCAGGAAGAGTAGTGATTTCTGTGCCTCGCCCACCTTCTCGACGGGGAAGCCAATAATCTTCCATCATGGTTCGGTGCGAACGATCATCTCGGACTTCGCCTGTAGATGCATCATAGACAATACGATTCTTGAACTTGACCATGATGTCGCGAAGGTATTGTTCAGCCTTGATCTTGGGAAGATTGCCTACGTCTACATAAAAGATTCGCCGCTCTGGTGCGCGAGAAATTCGATAGATGACAACTGCATCTTCGATCATCTTCAATTGATTGTAAGGTTTAATGGCCTGATGAAGATGACTAAGAACCATGTTCTTTCTTGTGTTCAAAATTCCAGAGTGGACGTGCAGAATGCTGTCCTTTGCAATCTTGACATCATTTCCTTGTTTCTTGGATTCAAATCCATTTTCATTGTAGACATAAAATTCATTTGGATGCTTGACAAGGGGAACACCATCTGGCCCTCTGATTTTCTTGGTTTCTCGGACCTTTCTAATCTTTCTTGGGTCGAGCGACCTTAATTCTTGAATCCCACCAGAAGGATTGGTCACATCAATGACAATGTGATAGTATAGTCTACCATCAATATACCATCGCTTTAGAATATCAAAGCAAAAGTCATTAAAGTCTAAAATATGTAGGATGTTTTCAAATTCATCCTGTATCTTTTTCTTGATGCCGGCCGGCTGTTCAAGATCGTCCAGTAAAATTTCTACAGGCCCTCGGTTGTCCTGAATGACCATTGTCTCGTTGACAATATCTTCGATTGCAAAATTGCATTCTGGAAAGAGAGACATCTCGCGATAACGGGAAACTAGTTCAGCCTCATTCTTTGCGGCGCCTTCCATGTCAAGGAATTGACCATAGGCCATCCCGGCCGCATAGGTAGGTTCGATGGTGATTGCACCATCTTCGTTTTCGGGAAGAGCAAAACTGGGCTGCTCTTGAGCTTCCCGATTAGTTTCTTCCCTTCCGATTGAAAATCCAAATAGTTTTATTGCCATATTATAATTTAACCCTTATAAGAATATGGTGGTGAGGCCGTTCAAAGCCCCACCACCTAGGTTGTTTTCACAAAAAATAATCAATTTACTAGAAAGTTAGCGTGTCTACAATCTTACTAGCCAAACCACCACCAGCAGTATCTAATCCAGCAACCCAGTAATCATATTGCCAAGTAACAGTAAGTTCTTCGATTTGGTCGTTGGTTCCCCAGTCAAGATCAACGGCAGCCAATGTAGTTGGCCAAATATTATGAAACCTAAATGTCTTGAGTCGATCACCATTCATTCCAAACTGTGAAACCTCGGCATCTACCTGATATTGTCGCGTAGAACCGGCCAACCGAATATTGCTAGATGGGCCATTCATCAATTCAATCCAAGAACGAATTGCATCATGGACAGCAAAATCTTCATCATTAAAGACGGTTGTGGTCCAATCACCATAGGTTCGATTTCCTGCAAACTTGGCAGTACGTCCAAAGTAAGGAACATCAATCATTCCTATAGTAGATTCTGGAAGAGAGGCGGCCTTACAGGTAAAGGTCATCTTTCTTTCGGGAGCCGCTCCACTCAGGGCTGGAAATTCCATTTGTACTTCAAATAGATTAGGTCTTGCTCCTCCGCGGGTCAGTCCACTTTTAAATGAGTCAACGTTAAAGGCCATTAAATTTCTCCTTGTAGATATGTTCTCTACTATTTATGTCTCTTTATGAGGCTTGTCCAATAATTTCACTAAACTCTACACCAGTTGCCGCGGCAACAAAGTTCAATTGAATATAATTGATTGATCGGGCAGGCTTGATGTAAATGTCACCAACAAATTCGCTTCTGTCTACCACGCTCCCTGGGTTGTTTGTCTCATCACACACAACCTTGAAGTCTGTGATGCCCCTTCGCCCCTGGACATCCCGAAGGAATGGCTCCACCATGTTTCGGAATTGGGCCCTGGTAAACTCATCATTGAACTCAAACAAGAGGAATTTGGATGCAGTTGCAATGGCTTTCTCAAGCACGATGAATAATCGTCGGACATTGATTCGATCAAATGCACTATTACGCCCATAGAGAGTCTTGTCTCCAAACAGAACTGTTCCTCGCCCAGGGAAGGTAACAACGGGATTAACATCATTTCGATATAGATCATCTCGTTGTGCCTTATTTGGGCTCCAAGCCAATTTAATTACATTCTTGATTTGCCCTCGGTTATAACCAGCAGGCGAGAACCATGGATCTCGTTCGGTGTCTGTTCGGACAATACATCCAGCCACATCAGAGTTCAAAGGAATCCAACGGAACTTATTGTTGTACTTGTCAAGAACATACTTCCAACCACTATCAAGAATACCATAAGAACTGCTAATAACTAGTTGGTTCTTTCTATAATCAAGAACATTGGTCAAGGCTCCCTCTGCGGTGAGCCCGTTTGCAGGAACGACATCGGCCCTCTCTGGGGACACACAGACTACACAATCTTTTCTGGCCTCTGCAACATTTTGGACAACGTGCTTGGCTACTGTAGCGTCGGCATCACCAGTAAAGATGACAGAAAGATCAATGTCTTCGGTGTTTCGGAACAAGTCATATGCCTTGATCTTATCGGCATTTGTGGCTGCGGTCGCTTCATCTCCTCCAGTCATTTGGTCTGATGATGCACTAAGGTCTTGGCCAAATGTAATAGAAGTAGTATTTGCAGTTGCTCCCCACTCTCCCTTACTTGTTGCTGGATGCTCGTCTGTTTCTCCTCCCCAGTAAATCCAGTTTGATCGTTCATTGATGGCATCTTGATAATACAGGGTTCTTCCGGATTCAGGATCTATTGCATTTTTTGCCTTTGAAAGAGAAGGCCAAATCTCAAGAACAGAATCTCGTTTTCCTGTGATCTTACCATCTGCATCAAGAACTACGGCGTGTAATGCTTCGGCAGTTAGCTCGGTCCCAGGAGATGACCCTTCATAGCCTAATGCCCAGTTTGTCTTGTTTGGTTCTGAACCAAAAAGGCTTGCATATGCCCAGTCTCGACGAACAGTTGTTGCCCCGACCTCAAGGTCTTCGACAAGAGCAGGAGAAATTGTGGCTACATTGGCCCCGGCTGCCGGAGCAGTCAAGTTTGTAACTCGATATTGCTGGCTAGGATAACTATTTCCAGGAAAGGAAATGTAATCACCAACGGCAATAACTCCTGTTTCAATACCAGTTCCCCCACCAAGAGCCACAGTAGTATCTCCAGTAGACGCTACCCCGGACGTAACATTAAGAACTGCGGCCGTTGCATTTGAAAATGCTCCAGGGCCAGATGCAACCGAAACCTTTAATGAGTTTCCTAGATTTCCAGGGTATCTAGCCGACCACTCGACATTGGTTGTTCCATTTTGAAGCTCATTGAAATCAGTATGGTTCTTAATCTGGACTGTGGCGGTCCCTGTCGAGGCATTTAACCCTGTGCTATTCGCCCGAACAAGCCTTAGCTTGTTGCTATAGGACAAAAAGTTCGCGGCCGATAGCCAGGAACGATACTTATCGCTATTTGTTACATTTGCGCTAGGGCGCCCAAATAATTGAATTAAGTCTTGTTCGCTAGAAACTAATACAACCTCATCAACCGGTCCCCATTCTGCATCAATTACAGTACCAGCATCGGCACTAGACACAGAAGGAATGGTTGTGGATAGATCAATTTCTCGAATGCTTACACCAGGCGAAACTTGAAAAGGCATAGTAAGGCTCTCCTTTAGTATTAAATATTATCAACATTAAAAGTCTTTAGACTTCTGATGATATTTATAAAATACTGGTATTTGAGGGATGCCTAGTAGAAATCGTCCTTATACGGCTCTGCTGTCTGCCATGTTGTTCCGCTTGAATCTGTAAAGGTATCTTCTTCGGAATACATTCCATCTTCAATAAATCCAAATGGGAGCATATTGCTCGCCTCAAGAGTAGCCTTTTCTTCTAACATCTTTCGGCGAAGATCAAGATTAGTCAGGTCCTTAAAATAGGGCTGAGTGGTCAGCCAGGCAAAGAGAACAAGGGTCATTACCAAGTCATCATTGTATCCTGTATCAGCTTCGTAGGAATATCCCTTTGAGATAAAAGAAGTCAGTTCGGATATGGTATCAAAATCTTCGATGATTAGCTTGTCGTCTTCGATCACATTCTTTAGGTTTAGGCAGCCTATTTGCTTGACCTTTTTGGTCGTCTTGATTCCCAACTGAGCCTGCCCTTGCCCGAAGCCCCCGGCCAACATCTGCCCTGCTCGACCTTTTTGGACGACCATCAGGACATTTTCATACTCTAGATCGTAATGTAGAATATCAGCCACTTGCTGCCCGACATCATTAATTTCAATGAACACATAGGCATTATTATATCGCTTGGCCACATCATGAATAATACTAGGATACATCATGGGCGCAATTGAATTGCTTCTATATTTGGCTACCTGTTTATAAGGAATCTGAGAGGCATCGACAACAGAAAAGGCCGAATAGTCTAGTTCTTCTCCGTGTGATACATCGACCACAATGACATAAGATTTTTCCTCTACGGGGGCATCATATATATCAAGGTGCTGTTTTACTTCGGTCGGATCTCTAAATGGCATTGTCTTTAACTTGGCCGCACTAATCAATGTATTGATAGAGCCAACAAAATCGCATTCAAACTCTTGGGCAAACTGTTCCTTGCTGGTATTTCTGATAGTCTCTTCTTTCCACTTTTGGTCGCGACCAGGGACTTCACTCCAATGCACCTCTATCGGATTGTAGTCGTTTTTCTTGTCTACGGCATCGCACCATGTCTTATAAAAATGATTCATACCATAGGGCGTGCTGACAATAATGACTTTGGTGGTTTTACCAGAAGAAATTGTAGGATATACAGAACTAAAGAACTCATCGGCAATATTCTTAGGAACGAATGCAAACTCGTCGAGCAGAATCATGTTGAACGATCCACCACGAATCGCACTAGAAGAAGTGGCTGCTGCAACAATCTTGGAACCATTCTCTAGTTGAATGTCACCACGATTCCATACCTTGATTCCTTGTTGTAGGAACATTGGAAGATTCTCATAGGCCAATTGAAGCCTACCTAGAATCTCGCGGGCTAGTGATCCCTTGTTTGCAAGAATGGCAATGTTTACATCTTCAGTAAAAAGAATATAGTATAAGAAATAGGCAATAACTGTCGTAGTTTTTCCAGACTGTCTTGGAAGTTTGGCAATAGTAAATCTTTTGTTGTGGACGGATTTGACGATTTTCTTTTGAAATTTATAGAGATCAAAAGGGACTAACCCACGATCCACATGAACAATTTTAATATAGTTCATAATAAAATAGATAGGATCCTGCGAACACTTTATGTATTCCTGAATCTCTTTCTTTGTAAACTCATGGGGAGTCCCTGCTGATTTGAGCAGAGGATTGCCTAGATAACCGCCTTCATTCGTCGCCGACATCTAATTTCTTTCCCTTTAGGAGTTTTTGGAGTTCGTGGGTGCTTCCCACAAAAAGAGCATTTGTGATATTCTTTGGGCCTGTGGCATCTTTCTTTTTAAGGGCCTTCATGTTTTTTTGCAATTCAATCAACTGAATGTTTGCATCCACCACAGACTTAATGATCTGCCCGACAACTTCATAGGCCCTG